GTCTTTGATGGCACTTCAGCTTGTCAATGAGGTAAATAATGAGTTTCAGATTAAGTCAAAGATCAATGGATAAACTACAGGGAGTTCACCCTGCTATGACTGGTGTTGTAGAAAGAGCTATACAGATTACAGACGTAGACTTTGGAGTTACTCAAGGTGTACGTACCTTAGATGAGCAGAAGGCTAACGTAGCTGCAGGAAGATCTCAGACAATGAAATCTAAACACTTACTACAAGAAGATGGATTTAGTCATGCCGTAGATGTAGTAGCTTATGTTGGACCCGATGTATCATGGGAGTTAAATCTATATGACAACATCTGTGATGCATTCAAGCAAGCTGCATATGAGGTAGGTTGTAGTATAAAGTGGGGCGCTGCTTGGTCTGAGGGTGACATAAGATCTTATCCTGGTTCTGCAGAAGCTGCTATGATGGCATATGTAGATCTAAGACGTAGTCAAGGACGTAGACCTTTTATTGATGCACCTCACTTTGAGCTAATGTAATGGAGATGTTAGAGTTCATAACCCAGTGGTTAGCCGCACCTCTTGCGTTTGTCGTGTGGTTTCTATTTATGAAATCAACAAAGAACGAGAAGGACATTGCAGTGTTACAGACACAGTATGAATCTAACAGATTAGCTTACGACAGAGAGATGAAAGAACTAAAAGAAACTGTCAAGGCAATCTTCAACAAATTAGACAGTATAGAGCAAGCGTTAAGAGATAAGTAATGGACCCAGTTTCTTGCGTTATGATGGCTACAGGTGCGTTTAAAGCACTTAAGGGCGCTATTGGCGCAGGTAAAGATCTCCAAGATATGACAGGTCAGCTTGCCACTTGGGGTAAAGCTTTCTCAGACTTTACTAACTTAGAAGAACGAGAGAAGAACCCACCTTTCTGGAAGAAAACATTCAAGGGTAGTGACGAAGAAACAGCCATAGAAATCTTTGCCCATAAGAAGAAGATGGAAGAGATGCGAAGGGAAATAAAAGAACATATCACATGGCATTACGGAAAGTCTGCATGGGACGAGGTTCTGACTATAGAGGCTAGTATGCGTAAGAAACGCAAAGATGAACTATACAGAAAGCAAGCTCAAATGGACGCGGCTATTAACTTCGCTATTGGTGCTGTATTATTTGCTATTAGTGGGGGTTTGTTATTCCTGTTCTTTTATATCTGGGGTCAGTATCAGGGTAGGTGGTGATGTGGTTTTTAGTATGGATGCAGTTTACAGTAAGTTCTGGTGAGTTCGAGTATTACCAAATAGGTACGTATGGGTCAGAAGAAGATTGTCAGCAACAGATGGTAAAAGCTAAAGTAATGGTAACTAACAGTAATTCTGCGGTGCATTGCTTTGAAGTTGATAGAAACTAAGAATAAATACATAGTGTTAGATGATAACGGAAAAGTAGTTATAATAACAAGGTATAAAAACATTGCGAGGAAGTATATGAATGGCACACACAATAGTTGATGATTGGAAGGTAATTCCTAGGCTTATGATGTTGGCAGTTACGGTGCTGACTTATCAAGCTGTTCATTGGTATATGGCTTTACCCGATCCCACAATACAACAATCAGGTCTGGTATCTGTGTGCATGGGAGCTTTAACAGGCTGCTTTGGCATATGGATGGGTAAAGAATCAAAATCAACTGTCTCAACTTCACAGGTGACTTATGCGCAAACTCCTGTTGATACTAATCGCAAGTAGTTTTCTATCGGGGTGTTATCTTACAGCCCTAAATCCATTCGCTAGTAAAGGAGGTCCCTCTGTAAATGCCAATGTACTTGCAGGTAAGGAAAACACACAACAGTTGGTCGGACAACAGAATCAACAAGATGCAGGTCGAGACATCGTTACAACAGAAATACGGAAAGAGGTCGAGGCAAAGTCAGTCGAAGAAATCAAAATCCTCAACACTAACATACCCCCTTGGGTTTTACTCCTGCTTCTGTTGGGATGGCTCTTGCCCACACCACAGGCAATAGGGATGGGACTATATAGGGGCATGTCGTGGTTGATTAAGAGAAAATAAGCTAGTATACTAACATTACTTCCTATGTAAAACTAAAGGGGTCTCTTTCGAGACCCCCTTTTTTATGCTTAATCTTAAGCGTAGGTTTCTTTTTATTTGGTATGACCCTAGGCTTGTACTTAGGTTGCCGTAAGTCTTTAGCCATAGGGTTAGACTTTATATTCTCTCTCCCCATTGTATACACCTATAATCCTTTACGTATAGACCTGAGTATTCAAACATCTCTATACCTGCTGCCAGTAGATAATTACACTTATCGTGAGAATCAACTACTGTTCTGTTAACTTCAGCGTGGCAGTCCTCAAACTCAAGAGAACTACAGAGTAAGAGAACTGCTGTCCACATTATGTTCTTCCTTCTATTACTTTTTCTTCATGCTCTATGAGTTTATTGAGATACCACTGAGCTTTCTTAAGATCTTCTATACCGTTCTTATAACGCCACCTATGTAGATACTTAGCTATATTCCCACGTAGGTATCCTATAACTTCTTCATCACTCAAGAAGTCAAAGATATACTCAATACACTCTATACTGCCCTGCCCATAGTGAGCAGGGCTATTTACGTTGTCACGTTCAATCGAACGCTTTCGTTCGTCAGGTGTCATAGGGCTAATCAAAACAAGATGTCTCCGTCCTTATCATACACCTCATAGCCGAAAGAGCTAAAGACAGTGGTGTATGGATTCTCAAGTTCTTCTTGTTCAGACAACTTAGGACTTTGCATAACACCCATGTCAATTAAATGTTGCTCTAAGTAGAGCGGTATTTGTATTTCGTTTTCCATTATTCACAACTCCTTAAACCAGTTTCTACGTCGTAGTAGCAAGCGCCACCATCGACTACTTGTGGTTTTACATCTTCATTGATAAACAAGTCAAGCTGTTTTTCACTTTCTTCTGCAATATCTTCTGATGCAGCAGCATTTAGTATGCCATAACGCTTACCAGAAGCTCTGAAAGTAGTACAACCAGAGGCACCACCATCGTAGGCTTTCATGTAAACATCCTTAAACTCTTCCCATGTAACATCATCCCCGACATTACAGGTCTTAGAACAAGCACTATCTACGTACTTACTTGCTAAGTTAAGAACCTTTACGTGATCGAATACAGATAGCTCATCTGCAGTCCTGCCTTTTACACCAAACTCTCTGTAGCCATAGTCTGACACACGGTCTATCTTAGGTCCATCAAAAGTTTGTATAGTCCTATCGTAGAACAAGCTAAATACAGGTTCTATGCCAGAACTGACATTATCTGCAGATAAACTAATAGTTCCTGTAGGGGCTATAGATAACAGGTGAGAGTTTCTGATACCGTACTTAACAATGTCTTGTCTTATGTCGGATGGCAGAGTTAGTGCAAACTCACTACAAAGAAAGTTTACCTTATCGAAGAAGGGGAAAGGTCCCTTTTCTTTAGCCAGATTGATAGAAGTCCTATAAGCAGTATCTCTTAGAGTTACCATTATCTTCTCAAGGGCTTTTAAGAACCCATCAGAACCATAGACATAACCTAATGCTTCGAGAGCGTTAGCTACACCAGTCAAACCTAAACCCATTCTACGCTTGTGTTTAGCTTCTTTCTCCTGCGCTACAAGTGGATATGTGGCTCTATCTACCACGTTATCCATAGCACGTACTACAATAGGTATATCTGCTTGAAATAGGTCATAGTCAAAAGCCCAGAAGCCATCGCTATCTTTAGACACATACTTAGTTAGGTTGAAGGAACCCAAAAGACAAGCGCCATTAGGGGGCAAAGGTTGCTCTCCACATGGGTTAGTAGCCCGTATCTTTTCGATATACCACAAGTTATTCTTTCGATTAATCCTATCAATAAACAAGATTCCAGGCTCTGCCCAGTCCCACGTACTCCGTAAAATATCATCCCATAATGCCTTAGCTTTTACTGTTTTATATACACGACCACCAAATACTAGGTCAAAGTCTAGGTTTCCTTTTACCGCTACCATGAAGGCATCAGTTACACCTACAGAAATATTAAACTGTGTTAACTCAGTGCTATTGTTCTTCGCTCTGATGAACTCTTCGATGTCAGGGTGATCTACCCTCAGTACACCCATCTGAGCGCCTCTACGATGCCCTGCAGAGCTGATAGTCTTACAAACTGCATCGAATATACCCATGAAGGAAAGAGGCCCACTAGAGCGGCTCTCAAGCGATTTGATGAGGGCTCCTCTTGGTCGTAGTGTAGAGAAGTCATACCCTATGCCACCACCAAGGCGCATAGTTTGAGCAGCATCTTGTGCAGCTCTCATAATACCACTCATACTATCTTCTATACCTTCAGATACAAAGCAGTTGTAAGGAGTAACCTCACGGGGAGAACCCATAGCAGATTGAACCCTACCTGCAGGTAAAAATCTCTGATTGTACAAAACATTACGAAAACTCTCGAAGTGTTCTGTATCATCCTTAAGTGCATCTGCTACCCTAGTCATAGCGTCAGTAAATGTTTCGTTCTTCCCACGATACTTCATAGAGTGTATCTCTTCTGAGATAGACAGTGTTGGTCCATATTCAGTCATTTTTTATCTTTCTTATTATAGTTAATTTAGGTGACTATCTATTGTCACCGCTCCCTCGTATCTTACCGTTCTTCTTCCTCTTCGTCAACTTATCCATGTTCATAGATGCTATCTCTGAAAGAGGGTAGCCAAGGTCTTCGGCAAGTATAGCTACATACCATAGTACATCGCCAAGTTCTTTGGCGACTTCATCTTTATCGACTACACCATCTCTAAGCCACTTCTTAATCTTGTCAGCTACTTCACCTGCTTCACTTGATAAGCCCAGTGCAGGGTAGACAATCTTAAACTTGTCACTGTAAACAGCAAACTTACGTGCCTTAACTTGGTAGTCGTTAAATCCATCATCATATCTATTCATAAAGGCATCTATATCATCAGCAGTTATCATCGTCGTACATCTCCAACTCTAAGAAACCCAATTCGTCTAAAAGCATAAGAACTTCGGGTTTGTTCATTTCACCATCTTCTAAGATTCTTTCGAACCCATAAGCCTCGATCATATCGAGGACTTCTTCGTAACTCTTGTCAGCCACTTCCATACTCCTTTTGAAGAGCAGACATAGAGACCCACTGTAAATCATAGCTACCGTTATCTAAATATCTTTTGATAGCTACACCATGACGCCACTCTCTGTTAGCTTGACCTGCCCAGTTTTCTTCTTTACCTTTATAACAACCTACAACTAAACCGTTGATAGGGTTAGGTAAGGCTTCTGCCTTGTGGTAGTAAGAGAACTTATGGCTATGTCCAACTGTGGCAGAACAAGATAGCTTCTCTGTCAAAGAGTAGCCATGATGTTTATTAGCCATAGCTGTGCCATAGTTACCATTAGAGACATAGTGGGCGTACAATACACCGTCGTACTGATACATGGAAGGAGCTGAGTTTGTATACTCGTGATACTCGTCAAACCATATGTCAGTTTGTAGGTGACTGAAAGAGATACCAAACTTATCCCCCTCAACTCTAGGATCATTAGCTATTGCTTTCTTAATCCTATTCTCATGATTACCCTCGAACCCAAACCAAGAAGCACGTTTGTACTTGCGTTGGTTAGGCTTGTTTCTAATCTTCTCCATAGCATCATTGTAGGATTCAATATCTGCTTGATAATTTTGAGATACAACAGCCTGAGGATTCCGACCGTCATAACTGTTAAGAGAACGCATATCAGCGCCATCTCCTAAGTCTATAACGTAAGTCGGGTTTACATCATATATAAGTTCCCCTAGCCATAAGAATCTCTCATTACTGGCTGAGGGGTCTGCGTGAGCGCAGGAAAAGACTACAGCAGTCTTGTGTCGGGAATTTAAGTAAGACATTAGTCAGAAATCTTCCAAGGTTTAATAGATACTTTAAAGTGATTACTTATTTTTAACAGGGGCTCTTCGTCTAAATGACAGAGATATTCTTTTTTTATCTCACCCTCATCACCCATCTGATAGATAGCTTGTACTGCATAACAGTCTCCGAAATCTTCTACTGGACCTTTTGTCCAATGTACTATCATTTCTTCTTCCATTTTAGTAACTCCACAAAATAATCTGCTTTACATATGGATAGCCACTCCTGACGATCCCCACGTAAAAAAACTATAGGTTCAAATATTCTATCCTGTTCAGCTTGCCTCATGTAGCCATACAGAGTCTTAAAATCTTTACGCCTTTTGATTTCTATAGAGAGTGGTAATACTTCTCTTGCTCTTGGCGATAAAACTATATCTTCTCCGTTAACACCCATGATCTGACTTTTAATATCGTCAGGATGAAGTTCGGGAAAGGCTTTGAGTAGCCTATCCCTTATCTCTTGTTGACCTAAGCGGCCTTTGGCTTTCGCTGATGCGGTGGTTGCCATATCTCCCCCTCATATCTACGAAGCCAAAGAAGTCTTGCGTTTTCTACGATACGCTCAACATCACCGTCATAGGCTTCTACTACCTTGTTCCAAAGCTCACGCTCTGTCGAAGCACCCTTTAGGATCTTCTCAGCCTTTACAGGACCCACTCGATATAACCCCTTAATATTATCGGCAGTATCTCCAGTGAGTATTTGGGTATAGAAGAAGTGTAGACCCTCTACGGCATCTACAGTTTTCCACTCGTTCTTATTAAAGTTAAAGTGATAACCTGCCAACTGCAACATATCTTTATCTGCTGAAGCTATAACGACCTTAGGACCAACCTTAGTTGCTTCTATGCCTATAAGATCATCAGCCTCTTCTCCGTGAGATTTAATAGCATGGTAGTTAGTTACCAGATGCTGTCTAATGTTCTCAAGGTGTAAAGGCTTTTCGGCATCTTTTCTATTACCCTTGTACTTATGGGTCTTAGCGATGTTATTACGGAAGTTATTCTTTCCAGTAATATACACCTCGTACTTCCCACTTGAATTATAAAAGGAGCACTCATTAAAGATAAAACCTAGAAGCTCATCTACGCTTTCTATTGCTACCTCAATAGGATCATCCTTATGAGCGAAAGCACATCTGTAGGCTATGATATCACCATCTATAAGTGTCTTACTCATCAATGACTCTCTTTTTTAAATATATCGGCAGTATAGCCGAAGAAGTAATCGTCAAAGCCCCAAGATAAGGCAGCTTTGACGAAAGCGTGTTCTAAGTCTTCTGTCGTATAGATATTGTTCTGAGTGTAAGTAAGTGTACGCTCATTTTCAAACTCATCTGTAGCAGTAAACTTAATCTCTACTTTTGGACTCATAGTAGTCTCCGTGAAGAGGGTCTCCGAAGAGACCCTAGATTAAAAACCAGAAGCAGCGCTCTCTGTTTGTTCATAAGGTATGTGATCTAATACACCTAACTTTTCTAATCTATGCCCTGCTAAGTTACCTTCACCGTAGAATACAATCTTGATGCGAACCTTAGTACCGTTACCTATCAGCCCATCGGCTTCAAAATCCCAGTTACCTGCAGGTTGATCATCATCCATCTTAACAATGGTAGGAGGACCTCCAAATTCTTCTACACTACGGTTAATGTGATTACGTGAGACTTTCACCCACTTGCCTATACCAAACCCATTTCCATCGTAGGGGTCTTTGAGTTTGAGGTCTTTCTTACGTAAATTAGCTTCTGCTGTAAGTTTAGCTAGCTCCTCCTCTGTTTCGGGATAGAACTCCATGTTGTACTGACCATCAGGTACAAACTTAGTGTCCATATCAGAAGTGCGCAGTCTTGCCCACTTTACATAACCATCCATAATAATAGTTTGTGCTTTACGTTTAGCCATTTCTCATATCCTTTTTACTGAGACGAATATAGTATATAATATCCAGGATTTAAATGTCAACCCCAACCTAGTGAATTTCTGCATAATTTTTACCGAAGCTATAATCTATGCCTAATTCTACGTTTAGGTTAACACGTTCATTAGTCTTCTGTATAGAAGTATTCATAATGTGTTCTGTCTTTTGCTCTTCTCCTTCTTTTACTAATGCAATTACTTCATCGTGAAACTGACCGATGATTGTCATACCACGAGCTACACAACCTGCAACCCAAGTATCAAAACAATAGACACCAGTACTCTGATTAAGCGTACTGAATCTATCCTTTTCGTAACGTAGTGAATGATACAAACCTGACACAGGGTTGAGTAGCCACGAACCACCGTTTACCTCACGTACCTTACAGTTGTCTGCGACCGTCTGTATTGACCAGTTACGATCCCAAAAGGCATCTAGCATACTTGATGCCTCGGCAAGCTGTATCCCCATTGTACGAGCCAGTTTATTGACTCCTACGCCATATGTAGCTGAGTAGTTAACTACCTTATATTTCTTACGTAGGGCTTTGAGTGATATCTCACCAGAATTATGCCTGTCGATATCGTATTGAGTAACTTTACCTGACCAACGAGCTAGGTCTAAGTGAGGGTCAAAACCTTCTTGAGACATCTGCTCAACATACTTAGGATCATGATCCTTCATGTAATGCCTCTTAGTAGTGTCCTCTAGGGATACCATGTCAGCACCACATAGCTGATAACCCTTAGGTGCTATTAAGCAACCTCGTATCTCTTTACCGTAAGGCTTATCGACTGACGGTAGATTGACAAGAGGTTTAGCATGACGAAACCTAAGAGTGTTAGTAAAGCCTGCTATAGATGCTGTTACGTATCCGTTCCTAGTGCTATCCACAAAAGACTTAAATATAGCGAGACGGTGGTTAATAATAGTAAGACCCTCCAGTAACTCCACTTCGGGGTTCCTGTAGAATAATTCTTTAACTGACTCACAAAGTTCTCCATCTTTACGTATCTGCTCAACTGAACGCTCCTCACCTGTTTCCTTATTCTTGTGATACTCATACGTTGTAGGTTGCCAACCTAGATCGTACAACCAAGACTTAACTTGAGTTATAGAATTAGGGTTGGGCTCTTCTTCTCTTACGGCAACCATAACTTGTTTTGTCGAGCTTGGTAGGTGCATACTCTCTGTAAGTGCAACCCACTTCTCAGCTAAAGCTGTCAAGCTGCCATCTTTCTTAGTCCAGTTCTTTGGTCTAAGTCTCTCAGCGTAGATAACTCTTTTAGGCATTGCCTTTGTAAGCTCTGTTATCTTCTCTTCTTTGAGTGCGGTAAGTTCATCTAAGTGACCCTTAGCTTTTGCATAATCTATACGCCAACCCATCTTCTCCTGAGCTGCTGCACACTCCATCTTAAACATAAGATAGTTAATACACTTGTTAAGTGAGTCCTCGTCCTTATAAAGCTTACCTAACTTATACATAAGCTCTTTGTACAACCTCATGTTAATCTTTACGTCTTCTTCACAACGGTGAGCATAATCTTCATACGTAAGATTTTCCCAATCATCTATCTTAGGCTTTGGTACACCGTAGTCATTACCATAACCTTCTAAGCCGTGTTTACTACGATCATAGTTTAGATACCAAGATAGAGGTAGCGTATCGACCACTCTCTGATGTTTAGCTACATAAAATCCAAGGATCTTGTTTAGGGCAGGAATATCATAGCGTATAATGTTATGACCTGATAACTCTGAGGCGCTCATCAATTTCGCCCTCATTTCATCATAGTCTTTTGTGCTATGAATCTCCCCATCTTGTTCCCAAGACATTACGTGTATCATCGTAGGATCAAGTCCGTCTGTTTCGATATCAAATATCATTTTACTTCCTTATAAAAGTGGTGACTACCTATCTGGTATAGGTACTTTAACTTAGTTCTCCAATATGGCTTTACATAGGTAGCGTGATAATGTGTCGCACCTGTATTTTTCTTAATGCCATATCTTATAACATCCTGAGCTATAATCTGAGCAAACAACCAAGGTATATCTTCTGATGGTCTCTCTGGTTTGCCATCACAGTAGAAAGAAAACTGACAGTCATCCTTAAGTGGACCTGTATCTTGCTTCATTACTGCACAGATCGTATCAGGATACTTATCAGACTCAACCCTATTCATAACTACTTCTGCTACCTTGTATTGCCCTCGAAGAGGTTCACTCCTAGCTTCATAGTAGATAGTTAGGGCTAAACACATTGCTTCTAACATACTAACCCCACTGCTCTGCCATAGCATTAGCTATGCCTTGATAAGTTTTGCTACGCAACTTCCAACGATCTTTCGAAGGTGGTAGCCAGTGCAACTTCTGACGCTCTGCGGAAGATAGCTTACTCATCTGATCTTTTACATCATCAGTGGGCTGCAGCTTAGGTAGACCCCTGAGCCATAGACAAGTGGCTTTCTGCTCCATGTGTCCAAACATCCAAGGTTGTATAACCTGACTTTGATTACGGTTTCCTATACGCTCTTTAGCATACTTATGCATTATAGGATTTTCTACACAGAGTTTCTCAATAGGTAAGTCTAAGAACATATTGAAGAACTGAGCAGCCTCATCTAACTTAGACCACCGTGATGGTTGTTTATGCAGCCAAGATACTCCGCTGTTTGCCAAGTAGGTACAGGGTGGATGAGCTATAACCATATCCCAATCTTCGAATAAGATGTCACGTATATCGCCTTTGTAATGAGGACCGTAACCTTCTCCGTCTAAAAGATCACAGGATACTGCTTCATGCCCCTTGTTTAAAAAGGCATCCCTTACAGTACCTGAGAACTCACAAGCTACTAGTATTTTCAATTTCATCTCCTATGTCTTGCCAAACCTTCATAAAACGGTTTGCTACAGGTCTCTTAACATCCCCACATTTATTTATCAAGTCCCTATTTATAAAACCATACATTTTATATAAAACTTTTAATGTGTCGATAACGTCCTGACGACTGTTTGCAGTAGCTACCGCAGGGGTATTGGGCAAAGGCGGTCGTTCACCTTTACATATCTGACCTATTTCCCACGTAAGCATAAACTCACCGAGAAGCTTTTCATCATCTACAGGTTTCAAGAGTGTGTCTCCTGCAAAGTAAAACTCATAGAGTCAAACAATAGAGTACCTGCGTTACCCTCTTCGGAGCAAGGTCTATTCTTCTCAACTCTGAGCTGTGTAGTGTTACGCTCCTGATCATCCTCAGCTAACTTATCTCTATATAGATCTATGATAACAGAAGCACGTTGACCTATCATCTTACAATACTTAGGATCACCGTTCTCATTAGTGTGTGCAATAGTAACTATACCTACGTTAAGCTCTGCAGCTAGCTTCGATAGTCTTACGGACAAGTCAGCAAGCTGTTGCTCTTTGCTCTCTTCGGATTGACCTACGACAACATCTTGGATTGGCTCGAAGAATATGTACTTACACTCACAACCCTGACTTAAATACCGTATCTGCTCTATGAAGTCGTCTGTGTCGCTACCGTCAGGCATATAGAATTGATAGAACAGCTCGTCTTTGGTTATCTCCTTGATAGATTGCTCTACTACATCATGCAGACCGAGTGAATCTATGATATCCCTACGTGTGAGGTTCTGGTTTTGGTGATAGGACACAAGACCTAGGACACTGCGTAACTTTGTTTCTTCTAGGTGCCAAGATGCGAAAGGAACTTTCCTCTGTAGCATATTGTACTCTAAGTAACGCATTACCTCAGTCTTACCTATGCCAGTCGGTGCTTTAATCACAGTAAAGTGACCTTGCATAAGTCCCATAATCTTATCATCAAGCGCCTCTATACCTGTAGGTACATAGTTGTAGTCAGGTGACTCTCTAAATAGATCTACAAACTGATCTGACGTATTTAGAATATTCTCAGGTGTATACTTTCTAGCGTTCCACCATGCGTTAGTGAACTCACGATTAGCGTTGTTAGTTAGAAAGTCGTTTGCGTCCTTATAAACGTCGTGTTTAACCCTATAGGTCTTATTCGGAAACATATTGAAGATCTTAGATGCAACTGCATTACCTGCAGCATCATTATCTACACTTAAAACTATCTTCTCAAATGTATCTAGCCAGTCTTTACATCTTTCCCATAGCCTTTTAGAGGGCGTAGCAGAGGGTAAAGACACTACAGGCTGTATAGACCTGCCCTGCATCATCTCTTGTACTGACAACGCATCTATCTCACCTTCAGTTATCGTTACGATCTTAGCGCAACCTGCAGGGAACAAGTTCATACCAAAAAGCTCATCTTGTGATAGACCCTGAGCAGAAAAAGTTTTAGGCATAACTCTGATCTTTTTACCACCTGACGGGTACATATACTCTTGCTTAATTACGTTGCCACCATCATCGGTATAGCTACGTACATCGTACATTTCCATAACCTTTACCGAGATACCCCTTGAGGGCAAGTACTTATAGTCAACTACAACTTCTTCTGGTGCATCAAATGCCATTTCTTTATCACTCCTACGTTTATGCTTTAAGGGCTCGTGCTGATCGAAGAAATACTGATCGCATGAGAAACACTTGCCTACTTCTTTTTCTGTATTGAAGGAGTAGGCATCGCTACTCCCACAGTTGATCTTATCTGGACATGGTAAGTGTGTTAGTTCACTCATTTGCTTAACTCACTCCATACAACCCATAGAAAACCACCTACTATCACTACCAATATAAGTAATGCTATTATTGCTTCACCCATCTTACTCTCCTACCTTCTCTGTAACCATCCTCATAAGCATCTTTATAATCTTTTACTTGATCAAACTTATCAGGCACACTATTTCCACTGTAGCCCCCATAAGCTGCTATGTAACCACAGTCATACGCTTCGATACACATATCTGTGTAGATTGCTTTCATCTTACCCATGTAATTCTCCTTCCTCGCGCATTTTACCAATTTCCACCGTAGGGTGCAAGTGTGACAAGTTGGCACAGTAAACAAACAATCATGTAGATATTGACTACAAAAAACCTAGAAAGTAAAATATTCTTAAGTGATTCTTAAGAAATATACTTCTACAGACTATTTAGAGTTAGTAAAGACTATAGCAACACTTAAGTCTATTTCCACTGGAGGTCATTTTCCATCGGAGGTCTCTGGTCATTTTCCACTGGAGCCCCTCTAGTCAATTTCCATCGGAGGTCTCCCTGGCCAGGCGCCAGGCTAAGATCCCGGCCAGGACCCGGGTCTAGCTCCCGGGTTAGACCCGGGCTAGACTCCTGGCCAGGAGCTAAGATTCGAGCAAAGAAAAACCCTAAGCTAAATCAATAGCTTAGGGCTTAGAGTTAAACTTCGTAAAGGTTTAGGACGCCCATGCCTAAACAACAGGGGCAACGTTCTCCTAGATTAGCGAATAGATCGCAGTGAGGACAAGAGACGCTAGCCAGACTGTCGTCAGGTAAACTAGTCTCAGGTTCCTGTTTTGGAAATACAGCATCAAAGCTAGCAGGAAGCCAGAAACGATCTTCGCAAAGGTATCTATGCTTCCAAGTGCGCCTACGCTGCTTAGACTTTTGTATAGCTCGCGCCTTAGCTACTTTACGTAACTTGGACTTAGCGAACCGCTTCTCATCTTCGGTAATAAGTATTTTCTTAGTGATTGTCTTAACCTCCAGTTTGAGGGGCAAGCCCTAGAGCTTGCCCGATTGATTTATCTAAGCCACCTATTGAGCCAGTGACTAGTATCAGATACCGCGCCATACTCATATAGCTCATCCATAAGGTCTCGAGGACTGCTGAAGTATTCCGCTAGCATCTTAGCGACCGCCTTAGGGTGTTCCCTAACCATTTCCTCAAAAGGCTCATGATCAGAAACCCCGTAGGCGTCGTCATAGTCGTATTGTGACCACTTGCCGCCATAGCTTGTTGCATAGCCAGTCCCGTATGCATACTCGATAACCGAGGGATCACGCTCAAAGACTAGCTTAGACCAATCTGCGGCTATCAGGGCATCTCTTAGATCCGCTGCAAACTGCAAATCCTGTTGCTCGTTGGGCGTATGCTGATAGAGATAACCGACTGAAATATTCGTACACTCTGAGATATCATTTGCGTACTCGTTACTGTCGGTATAGCTACCCCCATCGTCAGGACGCATACCTAAACCTAGTATACTATCCAGACTAACTGCAAAGGCATCGCTACAGGTTCTGATACTCATTTGATGCGTAACGATAGACTCTTTATCTTTCCTATCGAAACTAATTACAGCTTTGAGGTTATGCATCCACTTAGGATTACTTGCGACCATTGCGCTAGAACCTACGCAACCGCTTTCTTCCTCGGCATGGACTACATAAACGCCCTCGATTCCTGCATCAATCATCTCTAGGATTAGCCAGATACCAGTAGCACAGTCAGCGCCTAAGCAGTTAGACTTAGAGCCTTTTGCTAACCTTACTATCTGATTACTGATTTGCACGTTTTGCATACCGTCGTCTTTATGGACTGTATCGTAATGCGCTGCAAAGCAGATTTCTGGATTATCCCCTATGATCAACTCATAGTTCCCGTGCTTATCTGGCAACCCGAACGTTGGGTGTAAGAACCGCTCCGAGAAATCTTTTATGCTATCAGTACGCGGCTTGCGCTTATACTTTAGCATGCTAGTTAAACTATGCACTGTCTCTATCCTCCTCTCTTGGTTTATCGTCTAGAAAGTAACAGTCATTGGTTGCGTCAAAGGTATACTTAGTATCAAAGAACGCATTGTGATCCTCGATATTTTCTATAGCTACGTTATCGCCATTGTCTAGGCTACGCTTTGAGTCGATATGATAGATCTCACCGCTAAGAGCACAAGTAAACCAACAGTTATCATACTCATCCTGAGAGATATAGTCGCCACAGACTGTAAGGTGTACGTCCTCATCCTGCCATAGCTCTCCGTCTGTGCATAAGACTGCGTGATTATCGCAGCACATTTCGCACCATTGTTGAGCAAAACCACTAGCTCGCTGAACCTCCCGACTTCCGTCTATCGGCTCATCCTCACCGCAGTTCTCGCAGTTTATGTAGGTTTCCCAGTAGCACGTTTCACACCAACTGTTGTCATCATGGCTGTTATAGTGGACATATCTATCCTCATCGCTAACACCACAACCACAACCTGCACAGGTAAAACGATCCCCAGTAAAGAGTACACCGCTATAACTAGAGGCATCTATAGATCCACGTCTAGAAACAACCATATACTTATTACAGTCGGTTAACTCTAACCCTCTAGGATCAAGATCCAAGTAGGGGGCTATCATACCGTCCATATCGTTAACCTCATTATAGAAGTGAGTTACTAGCAGACAACCTACCCAATCGCTATCAGCTATAGGTAAGCATTTAGCACTCTTGAGTTTATCCCAGAGAAACTGCCACGCTTCCTCACTAACCGCATATATAGGCGCAGGTTGAGGCGTTATCTTAGCCCCTGCCCTAGCCACGGCTACTACGCTCCGCGCTGCAATTTTACCCTCGGGTGTTTCTAACCAATGCATCTCGAAGTCACCGCTAGCGTATGCCTCGCACGGATGCATAGGTAAATTGTCAAACTCATAGCGCATACAACTATTGCTCATATGTTTCTTAGACCAATTTGTATCTATATTCTGGGAATCTGCCTGAGTCCAAGAGTAGGCTCTTTTGAAAGCGCTAGCCTCTTTACTGACGCGATAGGTAAATTCTTGCTCTATAAGTTTAGACTTAACTACGTCAACTAAGTTATCAATCTCAGTATCAGTTAGTACTGGGAACATCCGCCTAAGCGCACGTCCTATTTTCATAGCCTGTCTAGAGCTTCTACCTTTTCCCCTAGAATCGACCGTAGGCCAAATTACTAGAGCATTAGGAAATTCTGCATCTACGTTAGGCATGAACACTTTAAGTACCAGTTCAACGCTCTTACGTGAATTCTCACGCCATTCTATGAGCTTCTCTATCTGGTGTTCCCGATCTTCGCCCCAGTCTAATTGCGAGACTTCACGATATTCTTTCGAATAGTCTCTGACTATGAGTTCGTCTAGGAACATATGCAACCGTCTACGTGTACGGCTGCTGAGACCGAGATTGTCTAGGCTAATGCCATCGACCTCCATCCCGGCGAGAGCTTGGTGAAAATCTCTCATGTTGCCTCCTATGTTTTAGTGTTAGAGCTGTCCCTAGAGTACCTCTAGGATTTAGCCCACAAGACACACCTGTCCTGCACTAAGACCGTACCATTTTAAATGCTCTGGGTCAAGCGCTAAGTTTTTCTACTAGAGATAAACCCGGGTTACTAGCTACAAACAAATTTAGAAATAAACCTAGCAATAACAATAGGTTACGGTGCTATTTATTCTCTAGTTTGTGATCACATATTTCTACCTAGGGGTATTTCTTGGG